ATTTGAATGCTGTTTGTCATGGGCAGCGGTTGGTTGGCGAATTTTCTTATTTTAGGGCTTGACTTTTATTAGCAGGTCTCTGTTGATCTTAGCGATTACACAGCGGGCATTGGTGACGGTGTGAAAGATATAGCCGGAAACACCGGGGCAATTAAAAATTCTCTGGATATTACGGATGAAGATTTGAAGTATTTGAGAGATATTGCCGAACAGGAAGTTATCAACCGTTTTACGACTGCTGAAGTGAAAATTGATATGTCTGGCATGAACAACAACATTTCCAACGGTATGGATTTGGATGGCGTTGTTTCTGTTATGGCAGAGGGTGTAGCTGAAGCAATCGACACAGCCGCCGAGGGGGTGCATGAGTAAATGAGCAATGGCTATATGGTTTTCCTGAAGTATTGTTTACTGCCCGTCACCCCTAGCAAGATCACCACAAAAATCAACAACGCCAACAAAACAATCACCTTGATTGATGAGGGGCAAGTCAACCTGTTAAAGAAAGCAGAGTTGACCGATGTTGAATTTGAGTGCATGATCCCGCAAACTAACTATCCGTTTGCTCTGTACAAATCTGGCTTTCTGGGAGCAAGTTTCTTTCTTGCCTACTTTGAACGCCTGAAAACAAGTAAAAAACCGTTTCAGTTCATTGTTGTTCGGATGAAGCCGAACGGACGGATTTTGTTCTCTACTAACCTCAAAGTGACGCTTGAAGATTATACCATCGTTGAGGATGCCGGACAGGGCTTAGATTTGACGGTGAAAATCAATCTGAAGCAATGGCGAGATTACAGAACAAAACTTGTGAATATTCAAGAAAACGATGATTCCACGATCACAGCCACGGTACAGGCTACGAGGTCGGCGGAGACCGCCCCCACGCCTACCGCTGGACAGACTTACACTGTGAAATCCGGCGATTCTCTTTGCGCCATTGCAAAGAAGTATTACGGTAGCAGTAGCAAGTATACGGATATTTACAACGCCAACAAGTCCGTTATCGGTGGCAATCCGAACTTAATCAAGCCCGGTCAAGTCCTGACTTTGCCGGAATCTAGCTAAAAGGGGGTGCTTTTATGAACGTAGAATTTATGATTACTGATCCGAAAAGCGGGCAGAACTATTTCCCCGCTGTTCAAGAGGGTATCACATGGACTACGGAACGTAGAAGCAACCCCGGCAAGCTGGAATTTACCATTGTACGGGATGAGATTATCAAGTTTACCGAGGGTTCGCCCGTCCGCTTAAAGGTGGATGGCAAGCCCGTTTTCTTTGGCTTTGCCTTTACACAGAAAGGAAGTAAGGATGAACTTGTCAAGATCACCGCCTACGATCAGTTGCGGTATCTGAAAAATAAGGATACTTACGTTTATAAAAACAAAACTGCATCCGACTTTATAAAAATGGTCGGTGCAGACTTCAACTTGAATTTGGGGAGCATCGCGGATACGGGTTATAAAATCCCCTCAAGGGTGGAAGATAACACTTCACTTTTTGAAATGATTGAAAACGCTCTTGATCTCACCATGCAGAACACAAAGCAAATGTTCGTTCTGTATGATGATTTTGGAAAGCTGACCCTCAAAAATCTTTCTGATATGCGCGTTGGTGAACAAGGCGCATATTTTATGATTGATGAAGTGACGGGCGAAAATTTTGAATATACGGCAAGCATTGACAACAGCACCTATAACAAAATTAAGCTGACCTATGAAAATGAATCCACTGGCAAGCGGGATGTTTACATTGCGCAGGACAGCGGACACATTAACGAATGGGGCGTTTTACAGTATTACGATACTTTATCCAAAGGCGAAAACGGGCAATCGAAAGCGGACGCACTTTTGAAGTTATACAATCAAAAAACCCGAAACTTGAAGATTCAGAACGCCTTTGGTGATCCTAGAGTAAGAGCGGGGAGCATGATTATTGTAAATCTGGATTTGGGCGATATGAAAGTGAAAAACTTCATGCTTGTGGAGCGGGCAACCCACACTTTTAAGCTGGATGAACATTCTATGACCCTAACGCTTCGAGGGGGTGAATTTGTTGCCTGATTATACTGCACTCTTACGAGAAATCAAAAGAGCCGCAAAAGAAGTATATGAAGCGTCCAAACCTACACAAGTTTGTTATGGCGAGGTTACAAGCGATTCACCCTTGAAAATTCAAGTAGATCAAAAGCTGGTTTTGGAAGAAGAACAGCTTGTGTTGTGCCGGACTGTCACCGATTATGAATGCGATGTTGAATTTTCGTTGAAAACCGAAAAATTACAGCACAATCATACAGGCGTACACGGCCCAACTCAACCTGTTACTTTGCAATACAAGGTCAAAAACAAGAAGAAAATGAAAGTCTATAACGCTCTGAAAAAGGGTGACGCAGTTTTGCTGATCCGGGAGCAAGGCGGACAGAAGTACATTGTGATTGACCGTATCAAGCCAATTCCAGAAGTGAAAGGTGAGTGGGTATAATGATTCCGTCAACTACTGGATTTCTGGATAAGGATTTTGAGATCACTCAACAGCCTACCTATACCCACCTAATGCAACTTGACAACAAGGTGATTCGTGGGTACACGGACGGTCAAGAAGCAATGCGGCAAGCCATTTTCAAGATTCTGCAAACCGAACGCTATCAATACGTTATCTATTCGTGGAATTATGGTATTGAAACGCTTGATTTATACGGACAGCCCGTTGCATGGGTATGCCCGGAATTAGAGCGCAGAATCACGGAAGCCCTCACTTGTGATGATCGGATCACAAGCGTTTCGGACTTCGATTTTGACACATCCAAAAAAGGCGTGGTGCATTGCACCTTTACCGCCCATACCATCTTTGGAGATGTTCAAGCAGAAAGAGAGGTGAATTTTTGATGTATGAGGGCGAAACCCATGAAGTGATTCTTGGTCGGATGCTCAAACGGGTATCTGACAAATTCGACAAACGCGAGGGTTCTATTTTGTGGGACACCCATTCCCCCACGGCGTTTGAATTTCAGCTTTTGTATATCGAACTTGACACGATTTTGCGTGAAGCATACGGCGACACGGCAAGCCGTGAGTTTCTGATCCGCCGTTGCAAAGAACGCGGCATTGCCCCGGACGAGGCAACCCACGCAATCTTAAAAGGCGAGTTCACTCCGAAAAATATTGATGTTACGGGAAAACGGTTCAATATAAGTTCACTCAACTTCAAAGTTGTTGAACAAATTGCGGACGGTGAATATAAAGTTGAGTGCGAAACCCCCGGCGTTGTTGGTAATCAGCAGTTGGGAACGATGATCCCGATTGAATACATTGAGGGTTTGGAAACTGCCGAACTTACGGGCGTTCTGATCCCCGGCGAGGATGAAGAAAATACTGAAGCCTTGCGCAAGCGGTACTTTGATTCTTTCAATGAAAAGGCGTTCGGTGGCAACGTGCAAGATTACCTTGCTAAAACCAACGGCATTCCCGGTGTTGGTAGCACTAAGGTAACGCGGGTGTGGAACAGCGATATTTCCCCCGCGTCCATGATCCCATCCGTCAAGGTGAAATCATGGTATGAATCCACCATTAACACCCTTTCCGGGGATGCGGCGGACTGGTTGCGCACCGTTTACACAGCGGCGGCAGAAAAGAAACTTACCACGGGCGGAACGGTGCTTCTCACGATCCTTAACTCTGACTATGGTATTGCATCAAGCACTTTGCTTGAAACCGTCCAGAACACTATTGACCCGCCCGAAAACGCGGGCGATGGATACGGTTTAGCCCCTATTGGTCACGTTGTTTCGGTCAAGAGCGCGGACGCTGTACAGGTGCAAGTGAAAACTACGCTCACGTTTGACAGCGGTTATAGCTGGTCTAATCTGCAAAACTCCATCAACACGGCAATTTCCGATTACCTGTTAGAGTTGCGCAAATCGTGGGCTGATACGGCGTTCCTTGTGGTGCGTGTAAGTCAGATTGAAACAAGGCTCTTGAGTATCAAGGGCATTGTGGATATTGACAACACACGGATTAACGGAACGGCGGAAAATCTGGCCTTGGGGCGGTATGAAGTTCCCATGTTTGGGGGTGCAAGCGCATGATCCGCAATGTCGATCTTGTGTCTTATCTGCCGCCCATCATGGCAGAGTTTCAAGAATACCGGGCAACGCTGGAAGCAGAAAACCCGGAATTTGTTATCATCTGGAACGCAACGGATCAGGTTCTTCAAAATGAGTTCATCGCAACGGCGGATGAATACGGAATCAGCCGCTTTGAACAGATTTTGAACATCTTACCATCTAAGGAAGATACCCTTGAAAGCCGCCGTTCCAGAGTGCAAACGCGGTGGTTCAATACCATTCCTTACACGCTGAAAGCCCTGTTGGGTAAGCTGATTGCTTTATGTGGTGAAAACAATTTCACTGTTGTTAAGGACTACGATCATTACAAGATTTCCATTTTCACAGAACTTGAACTTTTCGGACAGGCTGAAGAACTGGATTTCACGCTTGATACCATGATCCCTTGCAACATGATCGTTGTTTCCCGGAACAACATTCCATGCAATGCGAGCGGCTTTGCTCTGATCTGTGGCGGCGTATGCTTTGCGCAAAATTTCTTTATCACGAACGACTTTCAAGAAAGTCACTCTATCACAGGTGATACAAAAGTGGGCGGCGGTACGGTTGATGCGGCTTTCCAGTTTATCACCAACGACAGCGAGGAAAACCACGTTGTCAACGGTGGAGCGGGCTTTGGTGGCGCACCGATCAGCACCGAACACCTCTTCATCACGAATGACAGCACTGAAAACACCACAGTTAGCGGCGCGGCTATTCATGGCGGTGGTTTGGTAAACAGCGTATCGGTGACGATCGCGAACGATTTCAACGAAAAGTTCAATGTAAACAGCGATGCTTTGAACGGAGCGGGCGTTGTTTTCACTGAATTTAATGAAATGAACTAAAACAGAAAGGAAAAATCACTATGGCAGAATTTTCTAAGCTGGTTATTACGGCGAAAGGACAGGCTTTGATCGCTAAGATGATCGCGGGCGTGGGTAACATTGAGTTTACCAAAGTTTCCGCGTCCAGCACCACCTACACCCTGTCGCAGTTGGAAGCCCTTACCGCCCTTTCCAACGTGAAGCAGACAAGCCTTATCTCCAAAAAGACGATCACGAACAATGTTGCTATCAAACTGGAAGCGGCTTTCACCAATACTGATCTGACCGCTGGTTACAACATGAAAGCCCTTGGTCTGTATGCCAAAGACCCGGATGCGGGCGAAATCCTGTATGCTGTCACCATTGAAACTTCTGGTAACTGCTATATGCCGCCTTACAACGGGATCACCGTTTCCGGCGCATACATCCAGCTTGTTACCACCGTAGGCAACGCTGACAGTGTAAATCTGAAAGTTGACCCTGCCGCCGTTGCCACGATTGGCGACATTCAGGAACTGGAAGCAAAGATTGCTGATCTTCAGGCATTCGTAGGCTATACCGATACCCACATTTACGGCGTTGAGGTGGATTTCAAGAACAAGAAGTTTACCAGACTGGCGGGCGCGTTTGGTAAGACTGGCGGACACGCCTTTGATTCGGTGCATTGTTTTGGCGGTCGCCGCCGTTGCAACGTCACGAATGACGGTAAGGTTGTAGCCTATTACGGCGAGGGTGCTTTCTCCACTACTGGCAAGCTGGCGCAGAGCGTCACCATTGAAAGCGGACAGTATGCGGGTACTTATGCCGCTGGCACTCCCGTACAGGTGATGGTGGAACAGCCTAAGTTCTATTACAAGGTTGTACCGCTGGAAACCGAAATCGTGACAGAGGGCGAGAACCACGGCCACTACACCCGCAAGATTCGCTATTACATTTGTGATGAGCCGGAAGCCGGGTTCAAGGTGCATCCGGCTTTCGTGGAGAACGGCAACGAAAACGACTATATCTATCTGGCCGCCTTTGAGGGTTCTCTTTGGGATGCGTCCGCAAGTGCTTACATTCTGGATGATGCACAGGTGGCGGACTTCTCCGCCGATATGCTTTCCAGCATCGCCGCTGTTAAGCCCATGTCCGGCCTTACCCAAAATCTGACCCGTGCCAATACCCGCAAGCTGGCAAACAACTGCGGCAAGGGCTGGGAACAGGCATACGCCGCAACCGTGGCCGCTTCTCAACTGCTCATGCTTGTTGAGTACGCTTCTTTCAATATGCAGTCCGCTATTGGTAACGGCGCAGTTTCTAAGACGGATGATAGTTCGTCTAATATGGCAGAGTATACGGGCGCAACTGCCGAACTGGGCAACGATTCCGGCGCAGTTACCAACGCGAACGGTATTCAGATCGTGTCCTATCGTGGCGAGGAAAACTTCTGGGGCAATATCTGGGGTTGGGTTGATGGTATGAACATCCAGAATCCCACCCCCTTTGATGCGGCTGGTAAGTTCGGCAGACTGTACGTTGCAGATCATGGCTTTGCAGACGATACCGGGAACGCGCCTTATCAGGATACCGGGATTTGCCCCTGCTACGGTGAGGGCTATGTTTCCGCCTTTGGCTACTCTGAAAACTTCGATTGGCTGTTTGTTCCCGCCGAACACAACGGTAACACCGCCGTTCCTGTCGGTGACTACTATTGGAACTATAACGCTGGTTGGCGGGTCGCTAGGTTGGGCGGGGTATGGGATGGTGGTCTGAAGTCGGGGGCTTTCGATTGGTATCTCAGCTATGCCGCTTCTGATCGCACTCGGGCTATCGGCGGGCGGTCGGTGTATATCCCGTCCAAAAAGGCCGCGTAAACAGGCCATTTAACAAGTAAAATTGGGTGGTTCAAGGAGTATTGTTGTTTACAAACGATTGGCAACAAGCGGCAGATGAAAAGAAACCATAAAAAGGTCGCTGGATTGGGCGGGGTTTGGGATGGTGGTCTGAAGTCGGGGACTTTCTATTGGAATCTCAACTATGCCACTTCTAATCGCAATCGGAATATCAGCAGGCAGTCAGTAAATGCACGATACAGCCGGGGTAAATCAAAAACGCCCCGGCTGTTTCTATATAATCTCTGTATTCTTGAATACCCTGCCACATGGCAAAACAGTCAGCCCGCAAGGGAAGTTAAAAATAACTTTTAGCTGTATTGGTAGACTTTGAAAATTAACTTTCAAACAATTTTCAGAGGTTGAAGATTCGGTTTCAAGTGCATACAAAAGGAACATTCAATAAATGAAGCGTTACGGAAATCTTTATCAAAAGATTTGCTCAATGGACAATTTGAAAGAAGCGCACAGGAACGCGAGAAAAGGAAAGGGCTGGTACGCTGAAGTAAAAGAGGTTGACACACATCTTGAAGAATACTTAACAAAACTTCAGGAAATGCTTGTCAATCACACTTATCACACATCCCCTTATGAGAAGTTCATAAGGAAAGAAAACGGAAAAGAGCGGGAAATCTTCAAACTCCCTTACTTCCCGGATCGTATTTGTCAATGGGCGATTTTGCAAGTCATTGAACCGTACTTGTTGCGAAACATGACAAGCACCACCTATTCAGCAATACCGGGAAAAGGGATTCACGCCGCCTTGCGTGATGTTCAAGAAGCAATGCGGAAAGATGTTCCCAACTGTCAATTCTGTTTCAAGTTGGATGTGCGGCACTTCTACCCATCCATAAATCACGCAATCCTAAAGGCAAAGTTCAGAAAGTTGTTCAAAGACGCTGAATTGCTTTGGTTATTGGATGAGATCATAGACAGCATATCCACAGCAAGCATTGAGGATATGCGCAACATCTGGTTACTTGATGAAGATATTGACCCGGAAACAGGTATCCCGATTGGTAATTATCTGTCGCAGTATTGCGGTAATTTCTACTTATCTTCGTTCGATCATTGGCTCAAAGAGAAAATGCACGTCAAGCACGCTTTCCGCTATATGGACGATATTGTTATTTTCGGAAGCAGTAAAGAAGCACTTCACAAACTGCAAAAGGAAGTTAAACGATACTTCAAAACGGAACTGCATTTGACTGTAAAAGGCAACTGGCAAATCTTCCCGACTTATGTTCGCGGATTGGATTTTGTGGGGTACAGATCGTTTTTGAACTTCACCTTGCTAAGAAAAAGCAGTTGCAAATCTTTCAAGCAAAAGATGAACAGTATTCGCAAGAAAACCGAAAACGGGCAGATGATGCGATATTCGGAATGGTGTTCCATCAATTCTTACAAGGGCTGGTTAAAGCACTGTGATAGTTACAGGTTACAGGCTAAGTATATCGCGCCCGTACAGGCGGACGCTGATAGATACTATCAAGAAGTAATTCAGAGAAAGGCGGCTTAAAAATGGTTGATTATGGCAAAGTAAAAAGCACGATCAAGCCCGAAAGCGTTGTGATTGACGATTACAGCGTTTGGGAAAATACCAACATTGAAGCGGTTTCCGAAAACGTAGGCACGGAAACCGAGTTCAACGGCTTCGAGTATAACATGGTTCAGTATGATAAGAATGAGTACATTCTGAAACAGGCACAGGCCAACGCTGAACTGTCCGATCAGCTCACGGAAACACAGCTTGCGCTGTGCGATGTGTACGAGATGATCCAGTAAGAAAGGGGGTTCCATCATGGCTAAGGTATACGCTGATCTGATCCGCAAAGGCAAAAAGACCCTTGACGATGTTCCCGAAAAGCTGAAAGCGGAAGTCAAGGCGATTCTGGACGGTGAAAAGGATTGATTTTCAATCTTTTCATAATTCTATTCAGAAAGGTGGTGAATGATATGGCTATTATCTATGCAACCCTTATCATTAAGGGCAAGAAAACTTTCGCGGACGTTCCCGACAAGCTGAAAGCACAGGTCAAGGACGTTCTGGAAAGCCTTGAATGCCCCGAACTGGCAGAGTAAGGAACTTACCCGGATGAAGTAAGAAAAGCCGCTGTGTGGGCTTCTAAACGCCTGTACAGCGGCTTTTGCTTTATCACAACGAAAATTTGAAAGGATGAATGAACATGAAAGACAAAATCTGTGTTGCTATTGGCATTGCAGGGGGGTACATCGCTTCTCTGTTTGGTGGGTGGGATGCCGCACTGAAAACCCTGATCCTGTTCATGGCGGTGGATTATGTCACCGGGCTTATGGTCGCGGGCATTTTCCACAATTCCCGCAAGACTGAAACGGGATCGCTTGAAAGTCTGGCGGGATGGAAAGGGCTGTGCCGCAAGGGTGTTTCTCTGCTGATCGTCCTTGTGGCTTGCCGCCTTGATCTCATTATGGGTTCTAGCTTCATTCGTGACGCAACGGTTGTGGCCTTTGTCGCCAATGAAACCATCTCCATCATTGAGAACGCGGGCTTGATGGGTGTTCCCATTCCCGAAATCATTGTGAAATCTATTGAAGTGCTGAAGAACAAAGCAGAGAAAGAGGACGGTTGATCTTATGTCTACGCTTATCACGTTCAAGGCCGGGGACAAGACCCCGATTACCAAAAACTTCACCCGAAACGAATTTCAGTGTTCGTGCGGCTGTTCGGCGCAGATGGTGGACGAAATGCTTGTGCAGAAGTTGCAGACTATCCGCACCGTGTACGATACTCCGCTGAAGATCACAAGCGGCTATCGGTGCGTAAAGCACAACGCCGCTGTGGGCGGGGCTAAATCGTCTAAGCACCTGTACGGCATTGCCGCAGATGTGAAAGACCCCACGGGCAAACTCAACCCTGTTGCTCTTGCGATTCTGGCAAGTAACACTTTCGGCGGCGTGGGTGTGTACTGGTATGGAACGGCGGCTTTTGTTCATGTGGACGTGCGCAAAACTAAAGCAACTTGGCTTTGCACTCAAAAGGGCGTGTACAACTACACTTCCCACCACACTTTCATCATGCCCACCGTCCGGCGCGGCAGTTCCACACAGACCGAAAAAAGCGCGATCAAGATGCTTCAGCGGTTGCTTGGTCTGCCCGTTGATGGCATTTTTGGCAAGAACACCGAAAACGCTGTGAGAGCGGCACAGAAAGCCCACAATCTGGCCGTTGATGGTATTGTGGGAAAGAATACATGGTGCGCCATTGCTGGCGTAGAATGAAAGGTAGGCGGCTAATATGAAGAATCTGGTTAGTGTCGAGTGGTGGACAGCGGCAGGGGTTCGCGCGGCTAAGACTGCCGTACAGACCGGGCTTGCAATGTTCGCAACACAGGCGGCAAGCGGTACGCTCAATGTGGAGCTGATCGCGGAAACTGCCTTTATTGCGGGCGTTGCTTCGCTGGGTACGTCCCTTGCTGGACTGCCTGAAGTGAAGCAGGAAAACTAACGGTTTTCGTGTTACTAACTTGTTACTAATTGGCAAGTTTTCAGCGATTCGCAAAGAACCGTAAATATTGAACTATCTTGAAAAATTAGGTAGATTCAAGGGTGGAAACGCCCCGGAATTTGTGATACAATAAACTGATTTCGCCTGTTTTTCGTGCAGAAGGCGGGCGGCTGAAATTATTGGAGGGGACAAATTTATTATGGAACGTGAAACGCTGAAATCGCGGCTGGGCTTCATCCTGCTGTCGGCAGGCTGTGCCATCGGCATTGGCAACGTGTGGAAATTTCCTTATATGGCAGGTCAGGGCGGCGGCGGAGCCTTTGTACTGTTTTACCTGCTGTTCCTGGTCATTTTGGGTCTGCCCATTATGACCATGGAATTTGCTGTGGGCCGTGCCAGCCGCAAAAGTCCGGTGCGTGCCTATCAGGTGCTGGAAAAGCCAGGCCAGAAGTGGCATATCCACGGCTATTTTACCCTGATCGGCTGTTATCTGCTGATGATGTTCTACACCACCGTTGCAGGCTGGATGCTGCACTATTTCTATATGACCGCCGCCGGAAAGCTCTCCGGCTTGAACGCAGACGAGGTGGCTGGCAAGTTCACCGAGATGCTGGCAAGCCCCGGCATTATGACCTTCTGGATGGTGTTCGTGGTCGTTCTGAGCATTCTGGTCTGCGCCAAGGGCCTGCAGAATGGTCTGGAGCGTGTGACCAAGGGCATGATGATCGCCCTGCTTCTCATCATGGTCATTCTGGCCGTGAACAGCCTCTTCATGGATGGCGCAAAGGAGGGTCTCTCCTTCTTCCTGGTGCCTGACTTTGGCCGTATGAAGGAGGTTGGCATCGTCAACACCTTGGTGGGTGCGATGAATCAGGCCTTTTTCACCCTGAGCCTGGGCATCGGTGCTATGTCTATTTTTGGCAGCTACATCGGCAAGGAGCACTCCCTGTTGGGCGAGAGCGTCCGTGTGGTGGTGCTGGATACCTTTGTGGCCATCACGGCCGGTCTCATCATCTTCCCGGCCTGCTTTACCTTTGGCGTGGATCAGACCGCAGGTCCCAGCCTGATCTTCATCACCCTGCCCAATATTTTTGCCAACATGGCGCTGGGGCGGCTGTGGGGCAGCCTGTTCTTCCTGTTCATGGCATTTGCGGCCCTGTCCACCGTGCTGGCGGTGTTTGAGAACATCATCTGCTGCGGCATGGAGCTGACCGGCTGCACCCGTAAAAAGTCCAGTCTGGTCAACCTGTTCCTCATCATCCTGTTGTCCATGCCCTGCGTGCTGGGGTATAACCTCTGGGCCTGGGATGGCTTTGCCGTGTTTGGCGGTGCAGTGCTGGACTTCGAGGATTTCCTTGTCAGTAACCTGTTCCTGCCGCTGGGCAGCCTGGTCTACCTGCTGTTCTGCGTTTCCCGCTATGGCTGGGGCTGGGACAACTATAAGAAGGAAGTCAACACCGGCAAGGGGCTGAAGATCCACGATTGGATGCGTGGTTACCTGACCTACGGTCTGCCCGTGATCGTGCTGTTCATCTTCGCCTTTGGCATCTACGACAAGTTCTTTGCATAAGGAAATAAACCCTCTCAGTCTCGCATTCGCTCGCCAGCTCCCCAAGGAGGGCAACGCATCTGATGGGGAAGCAACTTGCACAGCCTGAAGTCAGAGCAGCAATTGCCTCGCCCTTTGGGAGAGGCGGAAGCACTGGCGGAGAGGGTGTTTTTGTTGGAGGACACAATGCACATTTTGATCTGTGATGACGATGCGGTATTTGCTGCCCGCGTGGAAACGCTCGTCCGGGATTTCTTTGCGCGGCGGGGCCTGCAGGTGGAATGCACCGTCTGCCACAGCGGGGAAGAGACACTGGCCCGGCGGGACCTTGATCTGTATCAGGTGGCGCTGCTGGATGTGGATCTGGACACCATGAACGGCATCTCACTGGGAAAGCAGCTGCGCCAGTGCAGCCCGGAGATCTGCCTGGTGTATGTGTCGGCCTATCTGGAATTTGCCCCGGAGGGCTACACCGTGAATGCGTTCCGCTATATCCTCAAGCGCGATCTGGACTGCCAGCTGCCCCGCTGTCTGGATGCCATTCTGCACGAGCAGGATCACCGGACTCCCAAGACCCTGACCATCCGGCAGAACCGCACCGAGACTGAGCTGCCCTACGACAGCATCTACTACCTCGAAAGCGACCTGCGCAAGATCAACGTTTACGGGGATGTGGCTCATCAGCCCCTGTGCTCCTACTATGGCAAGCTGAACGAGCTGCCGCAGGACGACTATCATTCATTGAAAT